TGTTGCTGCTGCTGTTGTTGCGCCATCGCTTGTTCTAGCTGCTGGCCGCTGTTGAAGAACTGCTGCGTGTCTTTGAACCCAGCCATCTCGGCGATCTTCTTGAGCGTGTTGACGTATTGCCCTGGGCTTACGACCGGATTGTTCACGCCAAGCTGCTGAAGCATTTGCTCTTGCTTGCCCGCGATCTGCACGAGCATGCCCATCTTTTCTTCTTCGCGACCGTTGCCCAGGCCGACTTCGACATCGATGTCGTAGTCTGTCGCCCAGGTGCTGGGGTCCATCTCCACAAACTCATTGCGAAGGCGAACGATTTGCGCCTCGGGCATGTACTTAACGATGCACTGCAATATCAGCGACGCGAGGTCTTTCATGCCTGTCTCGGCAAAGACGCGCGCAATCATTTCAACCTTGGCCTGAGACTGCTGCATCGTCGCATTGACCGCAGATGCGGTTGTCGATTGCAGTACGTCAGGGTCTAGGCCCATTGAGGCGGCAGACATACCAGTGCGGTTGTCGCGCACGCTGTCCATGTACTCCAGCATGGCGAACGCCTGTTGTCCGACTTGCGGGACGTTCAGCGGCGCAACCATGCCCGGCGCGCGTGTTCTGACGATGCCGCCCGGTCGCGACTGCAACAGGTCGTCGAGATTGACCTGACCTTCAACAGCTACAACGCGAGAGTTGTTCTGTAGATATAGATTGTCGAGAAGCTGACGCATGATGGTGGACTTCACCATCTGTATGTCCATCACCTGCTCGGCGACGCCACGACCGACCATGCGGTGTGGCATGAGGATCGGCGATAACACGGCGAACGGCACCTTGTCGTATGGCTCGTTCTCAAGGACGTGCGTTGCCTCACCCACAGCGACAACGCGGCGTAGTTCTGCAATACCGTCGCCGTCTACGTCGGAGTAGATATAGCCTTCGGTGACCAACACCTCGCGCAACGTAGGGTCGGAACTTTCTGTATTCGATCCCGATTCAATGTCTTCGAAACGCTGTTGCCGCTCTTCGTCCTGGTCGAGTTCGGTGTAGCCCGCGTACTGCTCGACCTCGTCTTCGTCGTAGCCCATCTCGACAAGGTCCGACACAGTCATCTGCGTGCGCTGTCCGATAAACGAAGCGCTCTCCAGATCGGTCGCACGCCGGTTGAAGAGAAACTCTTCGGGCGGCACGTTGTCGATGCAAATCTTCGGCTCGGGAACGCGACGCTTTAGCTTCACGTTGTAGACGAGGATAGGTTCGCCATCTTCGTCAACGCCGGTCTCGATGCTTTCTTGTTCGTCGATCTCAACGTCATCGTCGTTAGACAAGACTGCAAGCTGTGCGGGCGTGACACCCTCGAACTCTTCGTCCTTAATCTTGTCGTTTACTTCGTAATAGACTTTGACGACGCCCATCTTGAAAAGCAGCGCGTCCTTGATCCAGTTGTGCAGGATGCGAAAGCCGGGGTTCTGCGCCGTCAGCACAAAATTTAGATAGTCAGTCGCCTGTTCAGCGCTCGCCACATCTTCTGGCCCGCGAGGGAGGCAGCGCGCGAAGTCTCCGTTGCCGAACACCTTCATCAAAGACGGCATCATGAACTCGACGACATCCGAGACTTCGGTTGAGACTACTTGCGACCGACCGTCCACCTCATTACCGAACGGATCACCCAGGTAGTAGCTCTGGATATTCGTGCGATCCTGGCTGTACTCGGAGTCCATGTAATTGACGGCGTTCTGCACCTCGTTCTTGAACAAGATGGCAAAATCGTCTTCGTGCATTTTCATAGGTGTTGTTTCTTTTCTAGCAGCTACTGCTGTGGCTGCTGAAGTAAGCCGCTGCCTACGGTCCCGCCGACACCGAGAAGCCCGAGGCCCGCAAGGTTGGCGAGGATGTCACTGCTGTCTTTTTTGGCGGGGTCGAACTTGGCGTCTACTGAGCGAATGCTCCTACGGTCAAAGACTGCCAATACATCGGATGGTGAACCTTCGCCCGTGTAGCTATCTCTTACATTGCGTATTAAGACGCTGTCGTTCCCCAACGCCTTCGCAATTTTAACCAGCCCATCAGTCGAAATTGTCTGCTTATCCAAATCGACTTCACGAGAGGCCAAGTCAGGCATCATCTCGTCAAGCGTTTCCAACTGAGTTTTATTAAGGTCAGCGCGCACGTTTTCTAACTGTATTTCTCTGAAAGGAGCCTTGCGCGCGTCTATTTTTAGCGGTTTGTTATTCTTCGCGAAGGTTTTGATTACCTCCGGCGTTGCGTTCTGCATATCGTCCGCACGGCTGTCGTCCGCGTAAGACCGCGCAACTCTTGACATGTCGGTAAAGAAATACGGGCCTCCTAAATCTTTATCGACATACCGCTCCTTCGGTGTTGAAAACCCACTTTCGTAAATGCCTCTTGAGTCAGGAGTGCCGTGGTAAAGGGGATTGTTAGTTTCAACCCCCATGTCCCGCGCTCGATCCATGCGAGAGGCGTCATCCATTGGAAGGTCGCCAAGCAAGCCTTGATCGAACCGAGTGTCGTCACGCGCCAAAAGCGTTGCAGCGTCGTCGTCAAATATTACGAAGTTGCTTGTGCCGTCGCGCGCACCCCGTGAGCCTTGGTCTAAGTAGCGGATGCCGGGGATGCCTAATTCACGCAGGGCCACAGAAGAACCGCGTTTGTCAGCAAACAGCTTGTCGCCCCCAATGATTTGTTCGCCCGTACTGTCTAGCGACGGGCGTCCAGCCCGAATCTCATCCATCGCCCGTGACGGGGAGTATGACGTTGGGTCGCCATCGAGCGCCCCTAGAAGGCTGTCGGTGTCGGCCTTCCGCGCAGCGTGCCACGCCGCCTCATCCGCAGGGTTCCAACCCAACGCACGCCGAACTGACTCTGGCTGCTCACTCAGCGGCTTGTCCCAATCCAACATCTTCGCAATGGTTTCGTCGGGCAGGTCGTATTCGTAGAGATGGCCACCCTTTACGTCGGCCATTAGCTCTCTATAGCGGGCAAGAGCGCCGCGAGCAGAATCAGAATTCGCAAGATTCACGTTCTCAGGATCATTAAGCCACTTAGCGATTTCTTCGGGTTGCTCATGCAGCATCGCCCGCTCAAAGACTTCCATCGCGTCGGTGTCGTAAATCTTCTCTGCGCTTTGGTATTCCTTCGCCAACTTTTCTTCTAAGTCGAAATCGCGCGGCTGGTATTGCTTCGCCACACCCATATTTTCAGCCACATAATGACCGTGGCCATACGCTTGAGCGCCTTCGCCCGTGCCGATCTTTGAGCTATCAAGCCCAGGCTTGGTCCCCGGTATGTCTGGTCCGTATTTGCCAGGACCGCCCTGAAAGACTCGCATCTCTGGGTTGACCAGCTTTGCTGGCATTGAAGGGTCAACAGTGTCAGCCATACCCAGAAGGCTGTCTGATAGTCCTTCGCCAGCACGCCGCATTCCCGACGCAGACATCATGGGCAAGGCGAGTGTTACCGCGTTTGCCGGGACGTAAGCTGCGTCCAGCAGACCCGCACCGATATTGCCCTGGCCGAAGTTCTGCATGGCGCTGCGAGAGCTATCGACCATGCCTTTGATGTCGGCTTGCGGGCCGACGTTCTCTGCCGCAACTCTTGCAGCGCCGACCGGATTGCGACGCACAGCGTTGAGCAGCCCCTCAATCGGGCGGTACAAGTTCAAAAGGCCGGCACTTAGGTCCGGGCCGAGGTAATACGACAGGTTTTGTTCAGCCATTAAACGATCCAGCTACTGTCGCCATAGGTCAGCGGGCGGTTGTAACGCCACGCATTTCCGCCAGCCACACGGGCTGCATTGCCAGCGAAGGTCAGCAGAAGTGCGTCTGCCACGTCTGGCGATTTCCTGCCGCGCTTGCGCATCTCATCCTTGCTTTCAACTTTCAATTTACCAGCGGACGTGTAGACGAAACGCGGCAGTGTGAGTTCATCCATCAGTTCGTCTTGCTGCGGCAGAACGCAATCGCGCTTCTCCAGCCACTCGCGACCCAGCCACCAAAGCTCGTCGCGTAAGCGCACAAATTTCTGCCCCATGCTGGAACTCTCAGCAACATTGACCCCCCTAGCAGGTAGGTCCAACTCGACAAGGCGATCAACAACGCCAGCGCCGAGGCCAATACTGTCGATAACAATTTCACTAGGACGGTCAGGGTAAGGCGTAGCTTCATATTCACTTAGAACAATCCCGCAAAGTTGCATTAGGTCTTTGTCACGCCACGTTTTGATCGGCTCGGTGACGACGTTGCCGCGTCGCTTGCACAATGCGGATCGATCTCCGCCCATGCGCGCAACGTCCAGGCCCCATATGGGCATGACAGTTTCAATCGCTTCGACTTCGCGCGTCGTGGCACTCTCGACGAGATGTCGAGGAATGACTGCGTCGTCGTCACTTTCTGGTGGCAAGCCCAGCACACGCACGCGGTAGATGTTGCTATCAGCGCCGTATTGCTCGGCCATTTGTTCAATGAAGTCTTCGCTCACCTGCGGCGAGTCCAGACAACTGACTGTGTGCGTATTCCAGCGTTCGCTTTTGAATGCGTCGCTGAAGAAACCCTTGCCGCGTGTCGGGTTGCCGACCATCAATGTCTTAGCACCCGGCGTGGACATCGACCCCTGCCCCACTTCGAAGACGATGTCGGGAATACCCGACGCCTCGTCACAGACGAAGAGCATGTTGGGACTGTGAAACCCTTGCAGCGCTTCCGGCTGCTCTTTTCGGCTCGTACGCGCCACGCAGAAACTGTCTGCGGCGCTTACCAAATTGATCTTGTCGCTCTTGATTTCGAGTTGCTTTTGGAAGCCCTCGGGTAGGTGCTTAATCCACTTCTGTAGTTCAGCCCACAAGACGTCACTTAGCTGATGAGCCGTATTCGCCGTCGCGGCGATCTTTGCTGGGGTAGTGCGTAAGTAGCCACCACAAGATCACCCAGCTTAGAAACGCCGACTTGCCGACGCCGTGGCCTGCTGCTGATGGCGACACGGTCGTGGTCGCGGACCGCTTGCAGCGCATCTGTCTGCCATGCCTGCGGTGTTGCGTTTAGACACGTCTTAACGAACAGCACCGGATCGTCGTGCAGCGCCTTTAGCGTTGCGGCTGCGTCGTCTATCTTTGGCGCAGGCTTCTTCTTCGCCGCAGGCTTTGCCTTGGCCTTAGTAGCCGCTCTCGCCATAAATTTTTTTTCTCGTGGTGGGTGTTTTTCGCGCAACCCCACCCCCCAGGGGGGTCTAGCGCCAGGCGTCTCCGTGTAACCAACCCACGATGCTGTGGCGCTCGCCTCTGGTTAGCGGTGTGACTTCGTGCGCCAAGAACGCTGGGAAGATGGACAAGCTGCCGAGTTCGCGTGGGATCGGCATGCCGTCATCGGCACCGCCGTCGAGGATTAGGTCGCAGCCTTCGTAGTCGTCTGGTTCGCTCAGTTGCAGGACATAAGTCAGCTTGCGGTTGGCCCGGTCGCTGTTCAGATCGGCCATGTGCAGATCGATGTGGCGCTTGTAGAGGTCGCCGGTCTTCGAATACGTCAGGTAGTTCAGTCCTTCGGCCACGCCGTCGATGTGAAAGCCGAAGTGGTCGTTGGCTGCAACGGCCACGTCCACGATGGGGTCGATGATCCAGTCGTAGCCGAGCCCGAAGTCGCGCGTTGTCACGCTGCGGTAGTCGGAGCGGTGGCCGCTGCTTAGTTCTGCCGCCTGGGGCGTGATCTTGGACAGGTCGCGCTTGATCGCAGCGACACCGTCGCGCGTGAATAAGTCAGCGCAGTGAACTATCAAGTTTTGGCCTTTTGGTAGTGCTGGGCCGATATTCTCATCCGTGCCCCCCGCATGATTCGAAGGGGGGGGTTAGCTTGACCCGCAGGGCAAATTTCTCGCCAAAAGCGGGTGTTTGTCGCATAACCTTCATTATGACAAATGTTAAAATCAATGATATCAACGACTTAGGTCGTTTTCGCGCGTGACGTGTAGCGAATCGCCATAATCGCCATGAACTTCTTCAACCCTCGGTAGGTGTAACATCGATCACCGACACCGGATCGTCACGTTCGTGAGCGATTGCCTGCCCTACCTGCTGTAAGGCACTCAGGAAGCCGTCTCCAGCCTCCAGCGTCACGTTGGTTGGCAAGTATCGACCAATCGCTTGAAGGGTTCTAGGGGCATCTTTCTCCAGGTTTTCCGCCAATAATTGGCTCAAAGGCCTGCCGCCACGATCCAAGATGTTGAGCGCCTCGGTCAACTCCGCTCGCAGCCTGACGATGGTCTGCTGCCCGTGCCCGCTACCTGCGGGCCTACCGGCGCGTTTTTTTATTGGCTTAACGCTTTGATCCTTCGTCATTAAGTAGCCCGACGTTGCTTGCAACGAAAAGCCCCGCTCGCAATGAGCAGGGCTTAACGTAACCAACCTTGGAGAAGATGAACCTTTATCATCTTGCTGCGCTATGACCCGCAGCGTATCAAAAGGTTACTGGTTTAAGCGCTGTTGGATACCCCTTGCGTGGCCAAGTGGCCAATTAGTTGCCACAGCCGAAGGATCGCGTACTCGAACCGGCGCTTAACCGTTGGCGCCGCGACACCCATCCTCCGCGATAAGGATCGCCACTGAGCTCCCCTCGTCCGAAACGCCGCAGAATGCGCGACGTTCCAAACCAACTTTCTGTCCTGCTCGCCCATTAGGAACGTGAGATTGAGGGCTAAATTGTAGTTCTCGATCGCCTTTGCTGACGCTGGGCCTAGTCGAACCTCTTCACCAGTCCAGCCATATGCATCAGGCTCATCCGGGTAATCCGGCCACGCCGCTCTTGTCTGTTTCCGCACGACTGCTGGCAAACGCCTCTCTGTCTCTGCTGCATCAAAGAACATGGAGGTCAGAACACCAATATCCCGCAGTTGCTCTACCCTTTCGCGACTAAGTGCTAGATCAACCATCTATGACTCAGTTAGGCCGCACTTGCCGCACCCTATAGGGTGCTGCGGCGTGGGCGGCGTCGTTCTAACTTCTGCGCAGACGCCACATGCGGCGCAATGCGGCGTGGCGTGGCGTGCGGCGTTCTCACTTTTCAATCCACACGACTTCGTTGTTAACGCCGATGAAGCGATTTGCGCTGAGGGAGTTAACTGACCGATCAAATGCTTGGCGCTTATGTCGAGCATCCATCGTCAGAACTGGTCGCACTTGCGCGTACCATTCCTCGATCAAGCATGACTTGACCGTCTGGTCATTTATCCGTCGAGCCGTTCCAAGTTCAGGCATCGCGTTAGTGAGCGCTTCAAAGCAAATCTTTGCGTTAGCACTTCTAGGGCTTTTGGGCCGCTTTGCTGTCCGGCTAACTTCACGGGGCTCGACCACGCAAGACGTAACCGTCTTCCCCCTCGGGTTCTTACCGAGTTCGACTACCCGCAGCGCACAAGCCATCTGACCAGCCACCTCTAGATCGCGCTGTTTGGTGACTTTTGCCGTGATGACATTGGTGTCGTCATCCTGGTCGATCTCGATCTCGGTGTCCGTTGATGCCCTCAGAGCCGAAGACCCCCTCGCTCCGCGACTGGTATCTTTGCCGGTGTGATGGACCAGCATGACGTGCACGCCGGTCTCATTGCGGATTTGGTCACAAGCGTCCACGACTTGCTGCATATCCATGACGGTGTTCTCGTCACCGCCAGCCATGACCCGGCTCAACGTATCGATCACCAGAAGCTGAACTTGCTGATCGTTGCGCTCAGTGACCCGGATCGTGTCGATAACCCGCTGCACGATCTCACCGTCATCGAAGAGGTTGATCGCTCTGTCGTGGATAAAGAACGGCAGCGGCCCGCTGATCTGACGATCCTGACGGAACGCGACAACCCTATTGGTGATGCCATAACTGCCCTCGGCAGCCACATAGATGACGGCACCACGCTCAACGGCCCGTTCCTGCCACCGCATCCCGAGCGCCATATGAAGCGCTAGATCAGTGACCACGAACGACTTACCCGTATTGCTTGGCCCATAGACCACGCTCATCTGCCCGGCGATCAGTAGGTCTTCAATAATGTCGTCGTTTGCCAGCTTCGCTTGAAGAGTGTCGGCCCGTCGAAGCGTCAGGAGGTTGGTTTCATCGATAACCTCTGGCGCAGTCTCCGCCTTGAAGGTGTCTAGCTTTGCCCACACCGCTTCGGCGCTCTTAGGCCCTTGCGCACTGTGCAGCCAGTCGTAGACATCGGCACCGGCGCCGAGCTTGGCCGTGACTTCACTGCAATAGTGGACCGACGCCGCGACACCGAAGAGCTGTTCCGCTGACTTCTTTCCCTTATCCCTACCGGCGATATCGGCATCGGGAACAATGAACACCTGCTTGCCACGGAAATGATCGGCAAAGCCCTCAGGACACGATGAGCCAATGAACCCCGGCTTAGTTGTAGCCGGTACGCCCATTTTCATCAGCGCATCAACGTCTTTCTCACCCTCGCAGAGCACCACTCGATCAGCGGCCAGGATCTCAGGCAAGCGATAGGGCACGCGACGCACACCCTTCACACCCTCTACCCAGCCGTGACCATTTGGTCTGCGTGGAGGGAACGGCCCCTTCGGCACATACCGAAGTGTCTGATACAGCAACGCACCGCTCTCGTCGTGATAGTCGTAGGTGCAGTCTAAATATCGAACAGGGCTGTCTTCCTTCTTCTTATGCAATCGCTCAGGTTCGATCCGGCCTTCGGACCACAAGCCCTTCGCCCTCAAAGCATCAATAACTTTCTCCTGCGAGCACCCGGCGTGACACTTGAATAGTGTCTTGCCGTCAACTTCACTGATGCTCAGGCTCGGGTTGCGATCCTCGTGCGCTGGACAGCAAGCCATCCAGTACGCACCTTTCTTTTGCGCCTTCGGCAACCCCTGTGCGATTTCTGCTGCACCCATCATTCCTCAGTTGCCTTCAATTTGATGTCTGAAGAAATCACACCGTGCTGATCGAGATCGAGGTCTGGCGTGACGCCACGCTTCACCCAGTACTCATGGATTTTTGCCGCACAGCTCATTGCGATTTCGCGGTCTCGTTTAGTCGCGCCGCGAAACCGATCGGCCCTATCCTTGCTCAAAACGGTATCGGGTCGCCGTCTGGCGGCAACCTCGAACCCTGGTACGAGGCCATCCGCATCTTCGGCGCCAGCGCAGCCTTTGAAACAAACCGTAGAACTTCATCTAGATGAAACTTCGGTTCACCGAGCTTGTCCCAGTCCTTTGTCGCATGACGATAGATGCTGACTTGCGTGCCGTGGCAATTACCGGTCCATGCTTCGACACTGGGATACTGCGGGAGCAGTGCACCACTAAACGCCTGAAGAAACCCAAGCCACTGTTCCGCAGTCAACTTTGACAGATCGTATGTGCCGACCCTTTCAAGATTGGCACCGGCGACCTCTCCTGCCCTTAACAACACGTCATTCTGCTCGGCACTCCAATTCATTGGCTTGCCCTCCGCATTGTCTGGAGCTGCTTATAGGTAACGACCAGGAGGCCATCAGTTCGATTGCGAGCAACACGCACGACCGTGCGCGCAACCTTCTGCGCCCCAACATGCTGCCCAGTTAGCGCCGCTTGGATCACACCAAAGAACAAGTCCTTGCGTGCCATCCGATAGAGGCCCTTGTGAAACTTCATCCGACAGTCACGACTGTCGATAAGATCGAAGATTTCGCTCGTCGTGAATGCTGTGACCGGCGTGCGACGCTTGCTACGATTGAAAGCGTAGACCGGCGCAGTAGGCCATTCCGAGAGATCAAGCATCGATCACGTCCTCCAGCTTGACCTGAGTTACGGTCGATACACGTTCCGCTTCCGCAGCCTTCTCGCCTAAGAGACGTCGAGCGACAGTGCTGTCTAGCGACCGGCGCTCATGTGTCGTGACGTAGGCGTTATTGAATGCACCAAGGTCGCCGCCTTTTTCGGTAATCTCGGTAGCCACCTTCTTCTCTTCGCGCTTGTAGAATTTGATACGCGCCCTCAGCTCGGCTAGTTGGTCAGCCAAAGGCAAATTGGTTTTGTCACTCGCTCCTGTGGCGAATGCCTTCTCTGTCTGTGTCATGGTTCACTCCTCGATCGACCCACAGCTCGCCGTTCGGCAAGCGGTAGGTGGGATCGCTGGTTTCGGTTGAGGTTGGGTTTCCAGGGACATGCGCCTCCCTGTAGCGATGGCTGTCACAGCCACTTTTTTGGCGATCGAGAGTCAGCAGCTCATCGTGCTTTGAGCAGCGCCAATCGGGTCCGGGCACCGGCTTTGAGTACCGGCATGTTCTGCAATTTCTTTTGGGCGCCTTGCCCTCGTGACATACGTCAGAGTAGTCGCACCAGCGACAAGCGAACGCGTTGGGGCTTTCACTAACGCGCTCAGGGAGCTCATCGACATTTTCGACGATGCGCTTCATGCGGTTCGCATAGAACTCCGCGTCGTCGCGGTTGAACTCGGTGCGGCAGCTGTCCCAGTCGCGACACCCAGCGGTGCTTACGACAGTCCAGTGCCGCGTGTAACCGCCATGCAAACAATAAAGCTGTGCCTGGGCATAATAGTTTTCATCCCACGCTCGTAGCGTTGCCTTCTCACCAACGTCTGCCTTGAGCTTCTGAAACTTCTTGAACTTGCGCTCATTAACGGCCTTGTGCTCGAACACATGCGGGGTTCTTGGAGCCGCGGGGTGGTGAAAAATGACACCATCCATGTGGCCACGGATATGACCACCGGCATCCTCCAGCGCGAACTGCCGGCCAGTCTCGTGATCTACCGTTTGTAGCAATAGGTCTGGCACCGCCTGAAGGCGTTCAGCGGCTACGTCTTCTGACGTGAACCCATCTTGGATTGCCTTCCAACCTTTAGCGCTGATGTGGACATCATCGGCCCAGAGCCACGAGAACCACTGAGAGCGAGGACACTTCCCGCCACCGCTCATGCCCAAATATGCACGCACGCCACCGGCGTTCTGCTGATCTTCGAAGACTTGATCAGCAGCGGCTAATGCTTGATCGACAGTTAGATCAACGAGCGGTTTCATCGATAGTCCGTTCGTCATCGGTTAGGCGCTTTTTATCAGCGATGAGAGAAACCGCACCGGCGCCGTGTGCGGACCACGCACTGATCCTGTTCTTGGCCAGTGTTGGAAAGGTGACTTCATCCCCGCACGGGCATCGCGCCGTCGTGGTATCCGCGGCAGCGTCATGCGAGACGAAATCGGAATAGAGGTGTTGATGTGACTTTTTCATTAGATCGCCATGTCGGAGAAAAAAGTGGGGAGGCATCGGCGCAAGAGGACCAAACGCTTAATGCCTCCCCAGTGCATCACGCTGCCTTCCACGGGAGGGAAGAAGGTTGCGCAGCAACCGGCGCTGGTGAGGACAGCGCCGCAAATTTGACGGCCTTATTTCGATCGCCGTATTCCGGGTTTTTCTCAGTCTTGAGCGTGACGCTTAATGAACGTCCGAGCAGTTCGTCGGTGTTATCGACTTTGGCCACGCCGATCGCCATGCCGAGCTGTGTGAACTCAGACAAAGCGATGCGCTGAACGTCAGGGTTTGCGTGAAACAGATTGAAGTAATGCCAAACCCGCTGCGCCTTGGCATCCTCGGTTTCGAAGACCACCTCAATCATGCGGTTGCCTTTTTTCGACACCTTGTCGGCGGCAATGACGATCTTCATCGGGTAGTCCCCGTCAGGCAGTGCACCCTGTGAACTGGTCGATGCGGCAGCGTTAGCGGGATCGATTGCGATATTAAGACTCATTGGTATGCACTCCTTCTGAGATTGCGTTGGTGAGAGCGGCCCAACTCATGGGCAACTCGGCTGGGATTTCGTACCTAGATTTGGCGATGTAGGCTGGGTTCAGGTCTGATTTGAGAACACGCGTCCCTGTTGCGATCGCACGTCGGCGGGTGCTGCCAAACGCTCCCTTCTCTTCCTTGATGGCCGTCTTCATCATTGCGAACGCAACAACATCAGCCCATGCGACATCTGCTGCCCAAGCCTTGGCCGAGTAACTAGGCTGAAACCGGTCGTAGTCAGCCACGTCAGGGGGTGCGTATTTTTTCACTTCGACCTGCGAAAGCAGCACGATCGGCATGCCCTTCACATTGCGAATACGATCGTGGGCAGCGGAGATTTGGTTTCTAATTGCCAACCGCTGGCCTTCACCCTTGCCGTAATCGAAGTCCGTTAGTGCTGCCTTGCCCGCACGCTGGCAGATGTCTTCCGCGATCAGATCCATCAGCTTGTTCTGGGTATCAACAACCAAAACTTGATGCTCGTGATCTTCGTTCTCAATCTCATGCAGCGCCCGCGTGAAGTCGGGCAGGGTGGAACAGACAATTCTCGGTGCTGGGTAGATTTCGGCGCCCTCTTCGGTGCAGAGGAACAACACGCCGGGCACTTTCGCCATCATCGTAGTTTTGCCGATGCCGTTGGTGCCGGTAATCAACACACGCGGTGCGCTGATCTTGGCTTCGCTCTGTAAGTTGGTCAGCGGCATGCCAACCCCCTTTTCACGCGCTGAATAGTGCCGTTGGCTACAGCCGTACGGCTAAGTTCCTCGCGCTTCTTATTGATGCACGCTGGCATATGCTCGTGCTCAGCCGTCACGCCGAAGAGGTTGCATCCCCATTCTTTGTCGAGCCGGTGCAGCTCACGCGTGACGAGTTCCGCTTGCCAATTATCGCGATTGGTCTTGAGGCGCGTTACAGCCCTATGCAACGCGATGATCGTCGATGCGGGTAGCGTTGAGGTTGCGCTATGGCGACCGTACGTTTCGGTCGGGAACTCCTCGTCGAGATTGACTGGCGCACGCTTCCAATCAATATCGAGGTTTTTTACCTCGTAGAACTTCCCGTGTGGGTCTCGCTCGATGAAACGAATGCTCTTAGATTCGGCTCCCGAGTCGATGTATAGCCGTGAGCCGTCTTCTTTGAGGCCAACTCCTTCCCATGTCGTGTTGTAGGTAAGGGTTGGGCCTTGGTTGCGGTTTTCTTGTGATAGTTGGTTCAAGGTTTTTCTCCGTAGGGCGCAAGGTTGGTTGGAACCGGCGGCAGTAACGCGCCCGAATTGACTGCCGATCGGTATTTCAGAAGTTCGATTGCTAAGGGTTCGGTGCAGATCCAAAGCCGGGGGCGGCGGTCGGCCCGGGCGGCCACTAGGTCGCTGTCGTGCTGGTCGAACGCTTCATAGATGCGGCCAAAGCCGTTCTTCCGGCGCTTGCACTCAAGTCGGAGCCCTTCGACCACCACATCACCGGCAAAGTCGGGTCCAAGCTGCTGCTTGTAGGCTCCGCTTCCGAAAACCCTTCGAGCGTCAAGCCCGGCTGCGACTAGGGCAGCCACGGTCTCGGCCTCGTGCTCGTAGCCGCGCCGTTTATTGCGAGCGCCGCCGGTCACTCTGCGAGCTCCCGCGCCCGGCGACAATCGTCGGCAGAGACCTGGCCGTCTGTCAGAGCTCTAATTTTCCGCAGATTTCGGTAGTTTGGAGTTCGTAACCCCCGGCACCAAAGCGAGGCGGCGGCTTCTGTTACACCAAGAGCTCGCGCTAGACCCCGCTGGGTCAGGCGGTTTTCCTGGATAAATTGGCTTAGTTCCATGAAGGCGCTCGCTGGCTTGAATTTCGGTCAATCTCCAGCGTAAGTAAGCCCGCGTAGATCGTGCGTCAATCCCCGTAAGGCACGCGTATGCCTTGCGGAGACTACCCGTATGCCTTATGTTGGCACTCGCTGGTACAGCCAGGTACACGGCGGAACTCTGCGGTACTTGGCGGTACAGCCAAAAGAGGAGCAAAAAAAATGAAAAAAAAGTCGAAATCTGGGCTTCACGGCAGCGGTGAGGCTGCCGAAAAGCTCGAAGAGTTACACGAGCAACGCGTCCCGGAAGAAATAACCAGGTTCGATATCGAGTCTGATTTGGATATCGATCTAAGTGATCCAAAGGACAGGCTTGCCCTTGGGCTAGCGCCGTTCGATCTCGACTTGGACGAAAACCTAAATAGGTGGGGGGTGCCCTGCACTTTTAGCTATCTGAAGAACGTGGCAGGGGGCACTGCTCTAGCGCAGTCGCGGTGGATGACGAAGCACGTCGGGGACACTGCGGTAGCTGGCGCGAAGTTAGCGGCGGTGCTTGATGCGTGTGGTTGGCGACCTCAAGACCTTGCGCATGCGCTGGGCACCAACGGTCACAAAGTTCGGACCTACACGAGGGGCGAGAGCGCGTTCGATGCGGCTTTTCTTGTCCAAACTTTTAGTGCTCTTGAGCACAAAGGCCCAAAGGAAGCGGCTGCGTGGTTCTTGGAATTAGAAGAGTTGAGAGAAGGCACGAATACTTCCCCAGACGTTCAAGATGAAGAGATGGCCGCTTTCCCAGGTCAGCCGCTTTGGAAGCAAAGCGAGGGACGCATTAGCGACGCCGAAAAGCAGTTCGTAAAAGATAAACCCTTACAAACGAGATTGCCGGGGAAGGACGTCGAGGCGGGTTGGTGGACCGACTTCAAGAGCAAGCCTATTCCGCTCTATGGAAAAGCAGCGGCTGGCCTCGGCGAAGACATCAGCGACGTGAGCCGGATGATCGATGTCGTTGACTCACCCTCGGCATGTAAGGGGCCGGACTGCTACGCGGTGTTCATCTCGGGAGACTCGATGGAGCCAGCAATGCGCTCCGGCATGGTGGCATACGTCGCGCCCTCCCTGCCCGTGCGTGCGCGAGACTTCGTCGTGGTGCAAATGCTGCCCAAGGCGAGCGCTGACGGGAAGCCACAGACGGCGGTCATCAAGGAATATAAGTCGATTGTCGAAGAAGAGGACGGCGCGAAGTCAGTTCGTGTCCGCCAGTACAACCCACCTCTCGATATGAAACTGAAGAACGTCGATCAAATTCACCGCGTTGTCGCGGTCGAGTTCGTCTAGGAAAGGAGAGAGCAATGGAAAACCAAGACAAAAATCTCGCTGCCTACATCACACCCGAAGAAGCTGCGGAATTGATGTTCCGCTCAGGAACCAAACGATCCAATGAAAACCGCGTCAGGAAGCTATTCAACGCCGGGATACTGCCGGGCTTTAAGGATGGGCGTAATTATTGGCTGAAAAAAGATGGAGAGGTTGATGAAGCCCTCCGCTAAGGCGACCATTGCTGGTCGCTCTGAAGCCGTAGTGGCGGAAAGGGCGAAGGAGTACGGCTCGCCTGAGACGAACTTTGCCCGCATTGCTGCTGGTTGGTGTCAGATATTTGGAGTTGAGGTGACGCCGGTGCAGGTAGCCTTAGCCCAGG